CACCACCATGAGATGCAAATGATAGAACAGGAAAAGAAAAAAATGAAAAGCAGAATAGACGTAATTGGACAGAATGGAAACGATGGTGAACACTACGCAGAAGTAGAAAAAGCACAACTCAATAATCGAGGTAACTGGTATGGGCTTGCTGATGATTGGGATAAAGAAGAAGATGCTACAGGTATGGACGACGACCTTCCTTCCGCTGCAGAAGATAATGCAAAAATAAGGGGAAACTATGAAATTTGAAAGACTGTTTGAGCAGTTGAAATATGACGAAGGAGTTGTATATCGAATCTACAAAGATCATCTTGGATACCCAACATTTGGTATTGGCCATCTAGTATTGAAAGCAGATCCAGAGTATGGACTACCAATCGGAACTCCTGTGTCAGAGGAAAGAGTAACAGATTGCTTTCGACAAGACTCTGATATAGCTGTACGAGAATGCGCTATATTATATGGAGAGGATTACTTTGAAGACTTTCCTGACGAAGTACAAGAGATTCTTGTAAATATGATGTTCAATATGGGTCGTCCTCGACTTTCAAAATTTAAAAAGATGAATGCTGCACTCAAACAAGAAGATTGGGTAGAAGCAGCAAAAGAAGGTCGTGACTCGCGTTGGTACAATCAGGTAACAAAACGAGCGGAACGACTTATGTCCAGACTTGAAAATGTTTCTTGACATTTTTAATTTAATCGAGTATAATATGCTTTATGAATATTTTTATACTAGACGAAAATTTAGATCGCTGTGCAGAGTATCATGTGGACAAGCATATCATCAAGATGCCTCTGGAAGCCGCTCAGATGCTCTGCACAAATATGTGGATTGACAAGTACTTTGGTTATGTTCCAGAAAAACTATCCAAAGAACAACTTGCAGTTCTAAGAGAGAAAAAACAAAATGAACCAAGGGACTTTCCCTACCTTCCGACAATGCACAACCATCCTTGCACTATTTGGGCTCGTAGCAGCTTGGACAATCATGAATGGTTACATTGCTATGCAGTGGCTCTCAACGACGAATATGGATACCGATACGGAAAAAGCCATAAATCAGTGCATGAAGTCATCCTTAAGCTACCAGAGCCCTTATCCATACCAAGAAGGGGCCTCACTGATTTTGCTCAAGCAATGCCAGATGAGCTTAAAGGACAAGACGCAGTAGATGCATACCGCCGATTTTATCACAAAGACAAAGCAACATTTGCATCTTGGAAGTACCGAGAGAAACCGCCGTGGTGGAATGAAGACGAAGCAGACTATGAAGAACGTATTACTCGTTAGTAGTATATTTATATTAACTGGGTGTCAGAGTGCTTCAACAAGTGTTGGCAGTATTCTAACAGAAACAAAAACAAAAAGAGATAGAAGCGTTAACTGTCCTACTACTATGATAAAAGTATGTGATGGTCCTGATGAAGAAACTATTGCAAAGTATGAAAATATATATTGTTCTTGTTCAAGTAGAAGGGATGTGGAACGAGCTTTAAAACTCAGAATGTGGGAGCAAATAAACAAATGAGAGGAGTAATTTTTATATTACTTATAATTTTAGGTTGTTTTGGCTGTAGTACTTATACTGGGAAGCCAAGTCAGTGGGATTACTATACACCTGAGCACGTAAAATGTTATGATAAGCAAACAAAAATGTGCAGACAGTATGGTGCTTACTTAATTTGTGAGTGTGTAGCATGAGTGATAGGATAGAAATTTGGCAGGTACACTATGATGATGATGTTCCTAGATGGCGTGTAGTAACTCTTCGTGACAATGTAATAGTTGCAGAACGAACCTTTCATGAAGAAGAAATAGCGCGAGAATACGTTAATACTGTCCAGTGTGATGTAGGTGAATATGGATACGTCACAGGACGATAAAACAGTTCTTAATGAATTTGAGAATACTGTGGAAGGTTGCTCTGAAGCAAGAGACTTTTTACTTGCTTTAGGAAAATGGTCAGATGATCTACACCGCCGAGATGGCTGGGAGATTATTGGTACAGCAAACAAAGAGATTAGAAAACATAATGACAGGACTTAAATACGACGAAGAAAAACCTAGAATGCATTTGCTACCACCAAAGTCAACCCTTGAAGTAGCAAAAGTACTTACATTTGGAGCAAATAAGTATGATGAACAAAATTGGCGAAAACTTGATAATCTACAGTCTCGTTATACTAGCGGGGCTCTTAGGCACATTTTTGCACATATGGATGGTGAAACCTTGGATGTTGAGTCTGGGTTATCACATTTAGCGCACGCAATTTGTTGTTTATTATTTAAATTGGAGATTGAACTTGAAGAGAGGACTAAAGAAGAGGAGCTACGAGAATTTAACGCAGCAGAACATACAGCACGTGATCAATCTTTTGAATCCGACAGACTCGTCGAAAAAAGCTATAACGAAGCGGGAAGCATGCAGCATATTAAACATCTCATACAATACTACAAGGCTTGATAAAATATTACAAGACTTTTGGGAGAAAAAAGCATACAGAGCAAGAAGAATTGCACACAACAGAGGAAAGCCCCCAAGTCAACTAGAAATACAAGAGATTGTAGGAGAGTATTTAACCGGAGAGAATATAAGTAGTATTTCTAAAAGTACTTATAGGTCTCCCTCTTTTATAAAAAGTATATTAGAGAGAATTGGTGTACCGCAACGACCCTCCCAAATAGAGGGAAGAAAACAAGCCTACTATCTACCCGAGCAGTGTGTTGCATATGATTTTGAAAAGGGAGAAGTAGTTTGGTCTGCAACCCATCATGCCCCTGCAGAGATAATACAAAAGTTTACAAAAGAATATCAAGACAGTAAACCAGGTCTACAGTTCTTTGATTATCATGCAGTGTATGGATGTGATTGTTATTCTATATATGTAAGACAAAAAGCATCAGGCGAACAAGACTTATATCATTTACCAGAAGTAGGGGGCTTTTTTGCAACAGCTCTTACCTATGATTTAGGAAAATTAACTCATTTGCAAGAATACGGAGTAAATTTAGCGAAGCTATGAGTATACAGACAGGGACAGTTTTAAGACTTCTACAGATATCTAGTTGTGTAGAAATAAAGTTCAATAGTCTTACTTCTAATAAGAGGCATCAGGGTCTTTATACTCTTAGAAATAAACATATGAATATAAGTGATAAATCAGACACAATAGTGTGTTGGGATATAGAAAATCAAAAGTGGCAAGATATTCGTACAAGTTCTATAATTTCTTTTGTGGGAATACCAGATGTCGATGAGTAAAAGGAGAGTGAGGCAACTTACTGCTGAGACAGTAACTTTGCCACCAACAGAATGGTTTGTAAAAGAAGTAAACTGGCTATTGGATCAGGAAACTTTTCAAAAGAACTATGAGAGAATACCTGTAAATAATGAGCTATATGAAAGTATAGATAAACATGGCATAATTGCTCCTATACTTACAATGACTGATTGGTATCCAATTACTGGAAGTCAAAGGCTAAGAGTCTGCTCTCTAATACGCCAGCTTCGTCCTACACATAAAGTATTATCACAAAAGATACGAGTTGCACGAATAACACATGAAGTATGGAATGCTTTTTATATGTGGGGCGATAAAGAGTTTCAAGAGAAAGCAGTGCAAGTATACTTTCAATGTATTGAAACAGCGTGGAAGTCTCGTCACTATATCTATGAAAAAGACTTTAGTGGTATTCCTATGGAACACTTTGAAGCAATTGGTGATGAGATGAAATGGAAAGATAGAGACGGAGAATAAAATGCCAAAAAGAATTTGGGAAATGTGGGAACATTATTGTAAAGTGGAGAAATCACAAATGGGTGTAGGAAAAAACGAATCGTGTAACTGGTGCGGTGCAGAAGAAGAGAGAAGTAGTCATTATAAGGCTAGATTTTGGATGTATCCAGCTAAAAAGTTTGGTACATGGGAGGAGTCACAACGATATTATCGAGAGCTTGATGAAAATAATTCTTGACAAAAATGTTAATTTAAAATATAATAGATTTTCATAATTAAGGAAACCTATGGGCGACCGATTTTATTTTCAACAACTTAATGCTCTGGGTACTTGCCCAGGGTCCACACTAACTAAAAGAAGGAAACGCAATATGGCGTGGGATGATGATAAGAAAGCTGCTGTTATCGCAGCGTATGAAGAGGCACAACCAACTCCTGAAAATTCAATGGAGATTGTCAAAGAGATCGCAGATGAGTATGAAGAGTCACCAAACGGTGTACGAATGATTCTCAGCAAAGCCGGTGTCTATGTAAAGAAAACCCCTGCAGCAAGTTCTAGCAGTGGAGGCTCCGCTTCTACTGGAGGCAGTCGTGTGTCTAAAGCAGCAGCACAAGAAGCCCTTGTAGCTGCTCTTAACGACATAGGAGCAGATATTGACAATGACATAGTTGAAAAACTAACAGGAAAGGCAGCACAATATTTTGCTGGAGTACTTTCACAAGCGGCAGAAACAGCTCAAGCTAGCAGTTAAAATTCCTCTCCTTTGAGATAGGACAGCAAATGACTTTTGCTAACCTACCTAAGGAGAAACATGAAAAAAGAGGATTTAGCAAAGCTAGTAACTGAGTATGGTGATGCTATCATTACCTATCGAAGTGAAAACTCAAAAAAACTAAAGTACAACGTATGCACAGTAGACTTTAGCACTCCATACATTCAGGGCAAGAAAAATCGGGCAAAGGAGTCTGACCGGACTCTTTTGCTTTTTTGTTGGGATACAGATTCATATCGACTACTCAAACCTGAGAATGTTACTAGTGTAGTACCTCTCTCTTCTGTTCTAAAAAACGAGAAGTAGTATGGAGTTACATGAAGCTCCCGCTATCTATGAAAGAGTTATACACTATAATGAAGATAAAGAAATACAGGTACGACTAACAGTAAGTACTTTTCGTGGAATTGAATACCTGCACCTCCGTAAATACTATTTAGCATTTACAGAGGAGTGGATGCCTTCGCCTGAAGGAATTGCAATGGAGTTAGATTTTGATAACTCCCGAGAACTCTTTGCTGGCTTAGTAGAAATACTTTCACTTGCAGAAAGTAAAGAAATATTAGAAGAACACTTCAAAGATTTTCTTGACCAAATCTATAAATAATCCTTGACTTTTTACGTTAAATATCTTATAATATTCTGATAAATAAGTGAGAGAACTATGAGAGAATTTTTAGAGCACGCAGTCAAAAAATACTATGAAGGCTCCCCAATCATATCAGATGAACAGTTTGATGTGCTTGCTGATGTCTATAAATTTAATGATGTAGGTCATCAAATAACTGATGGCATTCCTCATATTCATCGTATGTATTCTTTACAAAAGTTCTTTGATATTGAAGATGCTCCTGCGGGAAAAGAATATGTATCTAGTCCAAAACTCGATGGAGCTGCAGTGTCCCTTGTTTATATAAAAGGAGAGCTACAGCTTGCTCTTACTCGTGGAGATGGTAAGCATGGAAAAGATGTTACAAATAAGCTACAACATAAAGTCCCTCTTCAAATTACAGGAAAGCCGGCAGAAGATGTAGTACAGATTACAGGAGAACTTGTTGCTCCAAAAACTATACCAAATGCTAGGAATTATGCGGCGGGTGCTTTAAATCTCAAAGATACAAATGAGTTTCTTGAAAGAAATGTAAATTTTGTAGCATATGATATGCAACCAAGTCATCTTCTTCGATGGACAGGCACACTTGAATATCTTTTTCTTATGGGATTTGCAACAGTAGTTCATGTACAAAATGATATATATCCTACAGACGGTCTCGTCTATAGAATGAATGAGAATACTGTATTTGATAAACAAGGATATACTGCTCATCATCCGAAAGGAGCTTTTGCTCTAAAAGAAAAGAAAGAGGGTGTAATAACTACTCTTATTGACGTTAAGTGGCAAACAGGAAAGAGTGGGATTGTAACACCTGTAGGAATACTAGAACCTGTAACTATTGGGGATGCAATAGTTGAAAGAGCTACACTACACAATATAGACTATATTAATTCTCTCAATCTTGAAATCGGATGCAAAGTGGAGGTAATTCGCAGTGGTGAAATTATACCTCGAATTTTGCGACGTGTTGATGAAAAATAGTTCTTGACAAAGAGCTTAAATTTTTATATAATATTCTTTCAATTTCAAAGGAGACCTTTTTGTGCAGACGATTACCCCACCCGATACTTGCCCAAGTTGTGGGCATATTCTTGAGTGGGAAAATCAACTCTTGTACTGCCGTAATACTTCTTGCGGAGACCAATCATCAAAGAAAATCGAGCACTTTGCTAAGACTCTTAAAATCAAGGGTTTAGGCCCTGCTACGATTGACTCTTTGGTTTTGGAATCTATCAACGATATTTATTCAATGCAAGAGTTCGATTTAGTAGAAGGTCTGGACTCACAAAAACTCGGACAGAAATTGTTTTTAGAAATAGAAAACTCAAAGAAAGCTCCACTAAATATATTACTTCCAGCTTTCAGTATTCGTCTCATAGGTAAGACAGCCTCAGAGAAACTATCTGCAGTATGCGAATCAATACATGATATAAATGAAGATAGTTGTGCAGAAGCAGGTCTTGGTCCAAAAGCTACTGAAAACTTGTTGTATTGGATAGAAGAAGAATACCCTCTTCTTGAACTACCACATAGCTTTGCATTCGATAAGCCCGTTAGCCAAAGGAGTGCAGGAGTTGTTTGTATAAGTGGTAAATTGAAGAGTTTTAAGACTAAGGCTCAGGCTTCTCAGGCATTGGAACAGAATGGCTACACAGTTAAAAGTAGTGTCACAAAAGACGTAACGATACTGGTAAATGAGAGTGGGGTCGAGTCACAAAAAACACAGAAAGCCAGAGAATCTGGCATAACTATAGTTGAAAATCTATTAGATTTTTTAGGAGAATAAAACATGGCATTGCCTAAGTGGACTGATGAGAGAACTGACTCTCTCGTAAATTTTGTAGGTGACGAATCACCTATATCTCAAGCAACTGTTGCAGAAGCAGCAGATCAGCTTGAGACTTCTACTCGATCTATCTCAAGCAAATTGAGAAAGATGGGTTATGAAGTAGAGCTTGCCTCTGCTACTGCTTCAAGAGCATTCTCAGATGCTCAGGAGCAAACTCTCTCTACTTTTGTTTCTGACAATAGTGGTGAGTATACTTATGCTCAAATTGCAGAGCATTTCGAAAATGGAGCCTTTTCTGCAAAGTCAATTCAAGGAAAAATTCTTTCCATGGAACTGACGGATCACGTTAAGCCTGCTCCTAAAGTAGAAACAGTAAGAACCTATAGTCCTGAAGAAGAAACCACATTTGTCGAAATGGTAAATGATGGGGCCTTTGTAGAAGCTATTGCTGACGCATTGGATCGCTCAGTAAATTCAGTACGAGGAAAAGCTCTTAGCCTACTTCGTTCTGGCGATATTGATGCTATTCCTCGTCAGGAAAACACAAAGGGAACTACCAAAGAAGATCCTTTGGCAGACCTAGGTGACATCTCTGGAATGACCGTTGAGGAAATTGCAGAGGCTATTGGTAAAACTGCACGTGGCGTTAAAACCATGCTAACTCGTCGAGGTCTCATTGCGGGAGACTACGATGGAGCAGCAAGGAAAGAGAAAGCTGCGGGCTAAAAACTTAGTAGCCCTTCGGGGCTACTTTATCTTCGGGGGAAGTGTTGAATATTGCGAGTGCTTTAATCAAGCAGGTGTTGACGCTGCAGGACTTTGAGACCTGGACGTCTGTTCGCAAGGATTATTTACCCAATGAATATCACACTATCTTTAGTGTAATTGATAAGCATTGTGATAGATTTCATACACTTCCTACGTTTGAAGATTTAAAGTTTGAGGTACGTGACCCTGCAACAGTAGAAAAACTGTTTGCAATCGAAAGTGTCGAAGTAGAAGCGGACGCATTTATGCTTCTACAGTATCTCAAGAATGAGTATACGCAGAAAGAAATCTTAGATTCTCTTGAAACGTATATCGACAACTCTGTAGCTTTTGAAGATGCAGAGGAGTCAGTTGCACATCTA